AATAATTTTGATAAGCTTCTTCAGCAACTTTATCATCTACATTAAAATAATTTTTAAGATATTTATATAGTCTATCTACATCTTTTTCGTTAATATAGTCTGTAATTTTGTTAATTAATTTTACTCCTAATCCTGCTGTTCCTCCGCTTACTAGTCCTGTAATACCAGAAGTAAGTTCGTCATTACCTTCTCCTCTCGAATAAGCATAACCTAACGCTCCTTCTATAGCTGCAGCACTGACAGGACTATTATATGTTACAGGTAAAGTTGCTAAAGTTGGAGCAATTCTACCTATATCTCCTGCATTTAAACCTGGATGTTTTTTATCGTATTCTTTAAGTTCCTCATTAAATTGTTTTATTGCTGTGTCTAAAAATTTATTCGCATCTGGAGTATCTATTCCTATAGCATTTAATAAGTCTAAAATAGATTTACCTATACCAGCAAAAGTAGCTGCATCTCCTGTTTGAAAAGCTTTAGCTTGATCTCTTGCAGTAGTAATATCTACATCGTATGATAGAGATGGATTGTTAGGATTTCCTTTTATTTTAGGTTCAACGCTATTTACATACATTGTATCAGGTTCTTGTTTTACTTTTTCATTAATGGCTACTTGTTCTAGCGTCATTGTTGTGTGCGTATCCATATTAATATTTCCATTATTATAAGATTCTACTAAATCTTGACCTTGTGGAGCGCCTGTAAAACTTGTATCAAAATGTTGAATATTTTTATCGTCTATAGTTTCAGTTATAGGCATACCTATTTTTAAAGCGGCTTTTTCCCATTTATCTCCAAATTTAATTTTAAGAATATGTCTTATATCATCATCAGATAATCCATCTTGCTTCATAGCTTGATATAAATTAGTTGATTCCTGCATTATCACTCCTTGAATCTATCATAGCCGCTAATTGTGCGTCACCTACATCTGTCCCAGCTCCGCTTTTAGGTTGTTGAGTGTATCCCTGTTGTTTAGCTTCTCCAGCTAATAAAGCCTGCATTTCAGGCTGAGGTTGAAGCATTTGAGCTGTTTGTTCAAGTATAGTTGCTATATCATAACTATATCTTGATTTGAATGACTTAGTCAGCATAGCAGCTATTTGGAAGTATCCTTGAGGATTTACGCTTGCTAATGCTTGTCCTACAGCTCCATTTAAGAATGATTCTAATAAAGCTTGATTTTTCTCGTCTTCATCATTATATGCAGTTGTAGCAACTATAATATCTACATCAGCAAAATTTAAAGTTGTATCTGGGTCTTGTGCTGGAATAGTTAAAATATTACCCTTCTCATCTCTTTTATAATCTTGACCAGTTTCGTCTGGAATAGGTATCATTATAGGTTGTCCATTAGGGTCTAAAATAGGTTTATTAATTTCAATCCATCTTTGACCAACTGACTCATCAGCAATTCTTAATACTCTATAACTCGTATAAAACTTTTTAATGTATGTAACTAGAAGTTCGCCTAATTTTTTATAATAAGCTTCATATCTTTTAGTAATATATCTTAAAGCTACAATAGTAGCATTTTGCTGAAGTTTTACTTTTCTTCCTGAATCTGATGCATAAGCCATACCTAAAAAGCTGTCATTAATACCGAGCACTTTTTGAATTCTGTCAAATGCACTATTAATAATATTGTATTGATTAGCTATATCTTGACTCATGTTTTCAATCTTAATCCCGTTTAAATCAAGAACAGGTATTACAGCGTTAACTCTTTCAAAAGCAGCCTTAAATTCTTCTAAATTTTCGACTGCTCCTTCTTCTACAAAAGCTTTATTTGTATTTACCAAAAGTTGAATTCTTATAATAGCTTGATTTATAGCTTTTTGAGTTTCAAGTATATCTTTAAATATTCCGTAATATTCTGCTTTTGATACATCATTCATTCTAACAACTATATAAGGATTAGGTAATCCTTGTTTAGTTAAGTTTTCTTTATGTAAAATAGTGTCCCCACACCAGAATATTTCTTCAAGTTCTCCTTTATCGTTTTCAACTATACTATGAACAACTAAATAGTTTTCATTCACTTTAAAACTATTACTCCAAGTATAATAGCTTTGATCTGTATATTGATATTGCTCATCTGAAAAATCTATATTAAGATAATCATAATTTGCATCAACTTCTTTTAATTTATACTCTCCAAATATTTTTATAAAAGCATCTTTCGTAATCCACTTAAATCTATGAACATATCTTGCATCTTCATAATCAGCTCTTCTTGAAGCGGGGTCCAATAATAATTCTCTTGATGGGACATAGCTTATACCTATATTATACTCTTCTCTATTAAACATATCTCTTTTGCTTCCAGGTTGAACATTTACATAAGTAGCCATAATACCTGAAAGAAGACCATCAAGTTTAACAGCGTCAGCATTAGTAGCCCAATTATTTTGTTCTAAAACATACTGAACTACATCATTAAGCAAATTAGCAATAGTTACATCTTGTAATTGTCTCGGTAATATTTTAATATCATTTATCACCATAGAAAAATAGCCTATTACCATACGAGTAAAAAGTCTTATAATGTTAAATGTTTCTTTAGGTTGACCTCTATTTTCTAATATAGCTTCTTGCTGTGAAGTATATTGTCTATTGTGATAATACTCCCAAGTTTCTTCTGCTAATTCTCTACTATCAGCAAAAGCTTCATAACTTGATTGTAGAGAATTTTTTAGTGTCTCAATATCAGTCTTCATTAATCAACCTTTACATTATTTAGCATTTGAATCCATTTATCTATATTTTTACCTTTTTGTTGAGTAGGTTGAGATGTTTGAATATTCATTGTATTTGGATTCACTTTGAAATTAGTAAATAAATAGTTTTTATAAGGGCGCACTAAATCTATAACATCTGCAGGATAGGCCATAGCATCTGCAGATAAGTTAGCTTTTAATCCATTTACTTTATAATCATAAAAACTTGATAGAGCTGTTTTTAAAGCTGGTAAGTTAGAATAATTTCCACCTTCTATAATCTGTTTAACTCTTTGATATTCTTCGTCTGTTACACCTTGACCGGACATAGCTAATAGATATTGTTTTAATAATAAACCTACTTTAGTGTTGACTTCAATAGATTTAATAAATTTTAATCTTTCTTGAGGAGACATATCTTTTAGTTTATCTTCTGTAAAATATTGTCTAAGTTTTTGTAGTCCTTCGTCTAATGGTCCTTTAGCTACATCTTCTTCTTTTAATTTACTTAACTCACTTAAAACTTTATGCGCTTCTTTTAACATGTTTAAATTCATAAGATAGTTTTTTCTTTGGTCAGCTAACATATGTTTTCCAGTTAAAATTTGATACTTTCTTGCGTTAACTATAAAATTTTTATTATTAATAAGTTTGTTAAGGGTTTTAGGTTCTTTAAATGCTTCACTTAAAGTAATAGATACATCAGTTCCATCTGTTACAGCATCTGTAGCTTTGTCTAAATTAGTTGGAGCAAAACTAAACTGTTTTTGAAGCATTTTATATCTTGCTTGTTCTTGAGGAGACAATTTATCAAAACCTCCTAACTTTTTAGCTTTAGTATATAAATTAATCCAATCTTGTTTAGCTTGTTCTTGCTCTTGGTATTTTTGATAAGGCAATAAAGCCATTTTAGCTTTTAGTTCTTTTAGCTGATTATCAATTGCATAATTATGATAACCAGTCCATCCATAAACAGCATTCATATCTACATAATTTACATTACCATTCTCATCAATAGCTTTAACAAACCTAAATGGATTTGAAGCTATTAATTCAGGGTCTATTCCTTGTTTTTGTAGAGCTTTATAATCATCTTTTGATATATTTTCTATTCTAACAACTCCTCCAAATAATTTTCTCACTTCTGGGTCTTTTAAAGCTAAATTCAAATATTTATTATTACCATTACTTTGTCTATAAGCGTCAAGAGCTCTCCACACTTTTTGTTGTATTAGTTGGTCTTTAATTTGTTGTAACTGTAAATCTGCTTGACTTATTTGTTTTTCTCCTAACCGCTTTTGCTGATTCCACTGTTCTTGTTGAATTTTAAGTTGTTGTTGAAGCTGTCTTAATTTTTCTTGATTAAGTAATTCATTTTGCGTATCAGCTTGAGCTTGTCTGTAACCTTGAACACCAGCATTTAAAGCAGAACCTAAATCTATAAACATATCATCCTCACTTTATAAGTTGCCACTGTTGAAAATTATAACCATTTGTTGGCATTGTATTTGTAGTAGGTGCACCAAATAAACCTTTAGTATACATATAAGAACCTGCAGCAGCTGCATTAGCTAATGATTTATTAGCTTGCATACCTTGCTGATTAGCTAATGCTAACTGCTGACTAGCTAAATTTAACTGTGTTCCATAAGAGTTATTAATATTAGCTTGTAAAGCTCCCTGATTACCTAATCCTAAACCTAAGAAACTAAGTTTCTTTTGTTCAACTATATCCTTAGCTTGTTGATCAGCTATGGCTTTTTGCCTTGCTTCTTCTTGCTCTAAATCTCTACTTACAGCTACAGCTAATCCACTATTATCAATACCCCTCTGACTTAATTGTCTGTTAATATTTTGACCTGCTTGATTATAATAATTGCTTATAGAAGACTTCATTTGAGCTGCATAGCTTTCAGGGTCTAACTCTTGATAATAATCAGCTAAATTATCTTCAATAGGACCAAATATTCTTTTCCAGTCATCATATTGTTGCTGATTAAAAGCTAACTGAGCTTGAGCTATATCTTCTTGACTTTTTATAGCGTCTTTTTGCATTTTAGAAGCATCATATGAACCTCCTAATGAACCTCCTATACCAGCCCCAATAGCTGCTCCTGTAGGGCCACCTATTAAAGCCCCACCTATTCCACCTACTACTGTTCCTATAGTTCCTAGTGACCCACTCATTTTTGTCTCCTATAAGTTTTAAATACTACTTGAGAACTCCAGTTTTTCATTAAATTTTCACCTTCTTTAGTTGAAATAGTTGCATCAATAATTTTATATTGTTCACTTAAATAATTTTGAATCTCTTTTATTCTTTTAGCTACATATTTAGATTTTCTGTATTCTTTAAGTATGTGTATTAGCTCAATTACACAATGAAAACTATTAACTTCTCTTACTATGCAGATACCTATCAATTTATCATCTTTCCAAAAAGGTATAACAAAACCTTGCAAAAGCCAACTACTTAATATATAGTTAGCTTTTACAAAATTTGTTTCTTCTTTATCTGGATGATTATCTAAATGGTCTAAAAACAAATAAAGTATATCAAAATAATAGTTATTTGCATTTAGTGTTTCCACTTTCATCCTTTTACTTTAATTATACCCTATCATAAGTAATTTTAAGGTAAAAATTTACTTATAATTTCATTTACTTTATTTTGTATATTTTCAACTTCTTCTTTAGTAGGTGGGTCAGATATTTCTTGAGTTAATATTGCGATATCATCTTTTTTAACATAATTATCATCAACCCAAGTTTTAACTCCATTATCCATTTTTCTTACTTGCCAAAGTTGAGGAAGTTGTCCTTCTGTCACACCTAAGTCACCTTTATAACTTATAGGCTGAGAAAATTCATTTAGTTTAGATTTAAAAGCTATATCATTATAATTTTGTAAAAGTATTTTAAATTGACTAAATTGTTCTTCCATAGACTGCTCTGTAATAAATTTAATGTTACCACTATACCCAAAAATTTCATTTAATTTATTTACTAATTCTTGTAAAAATCTTTTTAACACTTCTGGGTCTGATACATTTGATGGAACTGATATAATACTAGCGGCCATTTTGTCTTCCTTCTGCTTTATATTCTATTTCATAAACTATACCTGTTCCAGTTAACTCTAACTCTAAATAATATCCAAGCCTATAAGGTTGTGGAATTTTAATTTCATTTAATCCGTCTTGAAGTTTTTTATTTATTACTTTATTTCCATCTATATAAACAGTTAATTCATTGTCTCCTTTAGAGTAAACATAGATAACCTTATAATTCTTTACCATAGATAATAAACCTTCGGTTAATTTTGGAGACTTATAATGATAAGAGATATTATTTAATCCATTAAATAGTTCAACTAATCTTTGATTTTTGTTACCATATAAAGTATCATCATATACTTGTAAACAAGTATATACACTATCAAGAGTTCTAATACAAGGTTCATTAAATCTTGTATCTAATGCATAAGTTTTATCATCACAACTTAAATAATAAACGTTATCATATACAGCACTTGCTAATGGTTTTAATTTTAATTTTCCTAATCTATCAATAGTTTGAATTTGAGCAGGTCCACCAGATGAAGCACATATTCCATCAGTAGAAGCCCACAAACATATACCATTAATAGATTGAATACTTGTATTGCTTATACAGCCTTGTGTAGCATCTAAAAGAAATTTATTTAGTGTTTCTGGACTATTACCAGTTACTATATAAGTTTTATATTTTGTAAAAACTAATAAACCATTTGGCGTAGCTCCTATACCAGTAAGAATATCTGGAAAATCTATAAAGTTATATGGACTCCAAGCATTCATATTGCCTACATCAGAGAAATATAATTTAGTATCTCTAATACCAAATAACATATTATTATACTCAGTCATATAATTAAATTCTTTAGCCTGCCCTAAATTATCATCTCTTAAAGTTTCGTAAGATAAATCTTCATTTTTAATATCATCAATAAATTCAGTGACATCTTTAGATAATTCAGCAACTAAAGTAAATTCAACTAAATCCCCACCTACCCTCCATAACCTAATGTGAGTAACTTGAGGGTCGCTTGATTTTACAAAACCAGTTAACTTTACTTTACCTGATACAACTTCTATTTCATCAGTTAAAGGTGAGAATCTACTTTCACTCCCATCATTAATATTATAATATGTATAAGCATATTGAATATTACCAGATAATATAGTTTTTTTCTCTAACTCATCTCCTATAACTTCCCCAGCATCTTTAAAATTATTTGTCTCATCTGCTACAAGTTGAAACTTTCTGTTGTAATATCTATAAATTTTATAAGTTAAATTATTGTTATCAAAACTAAAATTTATACTTTCAATATAACTTTCTTCTTGACCTTTAGTAGTGTAATATAAATCTTTATAACTATAAACTTCAGTTTCAGAATTATAAGCTTCTATTATATAATGTAACTCTATATTTTCATAGAAATTTCTTACATCTGTAGCATAACTTTCAGTTATAGTTTCATTGATTTCATCTTCGATAACTTGATAAGATAATTTAGTTGTAGATTCTTTTATACCTAAATTATACCACATATTATTTCCATCAGTTTTTTGAGGTATTTTATCAGCTTCAAATTTTATGAGTTTATCTTTATACTCTAAAAATCTTTCGCTTCCTTGATATAATTTATCTTTAAACCAGTGAAAATTTTGGAATTCTAAATCGTCTACAACTAAATCATCTTTAATAGATTCAATGTTACCAGTTTGATTATCTATATTATGATAAATAACCCCAAAATTAGGTGGACTTAATCTACTATCAAGTCTAGTAAATAATCCACCTGAAAAGTTTTGTAGTAACATTAAATAACCTTTCTAAGAACAAAAAATAATACACCTATTCCACCAGTTATTAAAGAACCTACTATAACTCTATTAACCCAGATTACAGTAGACTCAAGTCCATTAATTCTCTCGTGTAGTCTTTTATGGGCATCGTCATTACTCTCTTTAATATTTTGAAGTTGTTGTTCTAATAACTTAGTATCAGTTTGTAAAGCTACTAATGCTTTAATAGATTCATCTATTTTATTAATAGAAGTTTTAATCTCTTGCACGGCATTAGTAAGAATAGTAATATCTTGTTCTATCTTTACAATTCTTTGTTCCATATTATCCACCTTTACTCCCTTAATGCTTATCTTGAACTTTTTTAATTTTTTCAAATGTTCTCATACCAGCTATACCTAACATAGACAAAACTAAACCTATAATATCTGACACCCCTAAATCTGGAAATGGTGGTAAATTAATCATAGCAATATCTGGTGTTGTATAAATTAATTTTAATGTTTCATAAGTCCAGATACCAGTAATAACTATAGCTTTAGGAATATACATTAAAGCTATAGAAACAGCAGCAACCCAGCCGATAGCCGGTCTCCATCCTGCTACAAACCAGTTAGGGTTTTGAGCTTCTGCTTTATTAATTTCAATTTGCCCCATTTTAATAGCATTCTCTAATTGTTGAAGTTGTAAATCAATTTTTGCTATTTCAATAGGGTCCTCAATTTTTTTGCCGGTTATTGCTTCTCTGACTGAAGTAATAATGTTTCCTATATCAGACAATGAAAAATCTATTAATCCCATTTATTGTTCCTTGTTTTAAATTAAACATTACTTTATTTAAACTACTACTTCAGATACAAGTAAAGTAATATTTTGTGTCTTTGTTAATTTTGTTTGGTGTTTTCTTTCTAAAAAATTTGTAATACCTCCCCATAGGCTCAAAAGAAAGAGCCAAATTAGTGTCGGGGAGATATTTCGTTGAGATTTTTATACGGCATTTGTTACTCCTTATTATTTATTAATATACATGCCACATTATTCCATCGCAAAACACTTCACATTTATCCCCTGCTTCTAATGTTGTAATTATATTGCCATCATTGTCCCTTATGTTTATGTAATTGCTATCATCCTCATTTTTTAATAAATAATAAAGACCTCTTTCCAGCGAAGGTAGATAAACTGCTTGTGCATTATCTCCGTCTGTTTGCAAGAATAAATACTGCGGAGTTGTTTTGTTTAAAAATAAAGCAGAATCTAAAACATAAGAAGCACAGTTTTTTTTGTTGTAATGACTATCGTCTACAATAAACTTATTTTTAAACTTATTGTAGTCGCCAACTATATCTACAGATAAATTGTTTCCAAAAACATTATTGATTATTTCTGTTGATTTTGTTGACTGTATTCCATATCCACCATCATCTGTTGATATATGTATAGCATTCTCAGAAATAACACATACACCATTATTCGTTGAATCAAAAACCTTAATCCCATACGAATTTTTTGGAATAAAATAGAAAGAATTATCTTTTATGTCTACACCATAATATGTGTTATCCGTATCATATTCACCAACTCTTATTGCTGTAGTAGTTTCAGTAATAGTTGTAAAATATGAAGATTGTATATTTGCTTGTTTTACTTGTGCATTTATCTTTACTCCAAAAGCCGTATATCCTTCAAAATGACATGTTGTTATAGCTGCATTTTTTACATTACTTAAAGATACACAAGTACCACAACTTTTGAATGCCGTTCTAGAAAAATTAACGTTTGAAAGAACACCTAAAATCTCAATTCCGCTTGCAAACCCTTTTATGTTACATTTCAAGAAATTAACAATCCCTCCTCCCAAAAATATATTATTTTCAATTATTATACCACTTCCTGTTCTTACATTTTCTCCGTCTTCATCCTTAAAAATATCTGTTTTTTCAAAATTTAGAAACCAAATTTCTTTAATATAAAAAGCATCAATTGTTGTATCACCTGTCCAAATTGAAACTTCATAAAACTCTATTTCAGGACTGGCTTCAATATTTATTGTATTTGTAATAACGATGGAGCATTTTCTAAACCTAACACCTTTAAGCAAGTTATTCTCATCAATACCAATTTTAAGATTATCTATAATAATAACACCATCGCTTAAGGTATTGTTTTTTAGTTCAGGATATGTTAACTTTCTTTTCCCCTCTATGATAGTCCCTGTTTTATCAATACTAATATTAGTTACTTTATACACTTTTTGTAAAAAAACATATGTAAAGTTAATTGCTTGTTGTAAAGGTAGTGTATCATCTGTTTCTCCGTCTCCAACAGCTCCAAAATATTCAGGAGTAACATAATCATTTTCCAGAATTCTTTCAAATGTTCCTAAAACTAAACCTTCTTCATTAAACCAAGTTTCATCAGGCCAAGCTTCAGGCCAAACTTTTCCTTTATTAATTTTAGTTCCCCCATTATGTTCACTTAATTCAGAATTATAAACAAATAATCCACCTCCACCATCATTTACTTCGTGATAACCAAGAACATATACTTTTGGATTCTCATTTAATTTCTCAATAGGTAAATTCAACATATCTTTAATTGTATCAACTATAATAGCACCTTCTAAATGGGTTGCATTAAGTTTTGTAATTTCTACATCTAAATTATTTCTCTTTTGAACTTCAGAGCCTATACCAGTAGTAATGTCTTCTTTTCCTGCTAAACTTTTAATGACTTTTTTGATTTCCATTAGATAAATCCTTTGTATTGAATTTCATATTTTGAATTTGTAGAAGTTCTTATAAAATCTCTCATATCTTGCTTTTTCATTTCTTGTAATTCATTTGCATATAGTTGAAGATACTCATTACCTCTTGCAGTATTTTGAGCGTCTGCATCATATCTTAAAGCCATTCCAACTACATAAAATTTAATAGCTTTATCCCAGATATCGTCAATCTCAAGCAACTCAGTAGGCTTTTTAATATAATAAATATCAAGATAATCAGTTATAATATCCAAATCAGTTAGTACTCCAAATATATTTGGATATTGAGTATAATCTTCTTCGTCTACTTCTATATCTGTTGTAACACCATAAATTTGATTTAACGGAATATCTCCATCAACTACAACTCCAAAATTAACATTTGGTCTTTCTTCTAAATCATATAATAAACTTTCTATATTAACCACAACTCCAAAAACATCAGTAATAGAATCAAATTCATTTAACTCTTTACATCCTTCGTCAGTAACAACTAAATCATAAAAATCAATATCAGTAACAAAACCATAAACCGAAGATATATCGCTATTATCCATATCAACTAATTCACCTGTAACAGAATTAAATTCATATTCTTCTTTTGTTAAAGTAATAGGTTCTTTAAAAACTATTTCAGCTTCTTTTTCTATATAATCAGGAATAGGATAAAGTCTTATAGTTCCTCTATTCATTTTATCATAAATAACCGCAGATATTGTTCCTTTATCAACTTCCCATTCTGGGTCTCTTTCATCCATTTGATAATGTGGAATTAAAGGTAAAACTTTATCATTATATAAAACTTTATCTAAAAGAAGTAAATCGTCTGGAAGTTTTACATAGGTTAGATTTTCTTCTAAAAATATTCTTTGCTTAGTTCTTAATAATCTTGTTTTAAAAACAATGTCATTTTGAGCTTCTTCAATAAGTCTAAGTAATAAGTCATCTGACCATCTATCACCACTTGGGTCAGCTAATATATCTCTTATTCTAACTATTAAATTTTGAACTCTATCAGTCATCACTTAACCTTATTGAAGAAGCTACCTCGGATTAACCGAGATAAGCTCCATCAGTGTTATTTGTATCAATTTCAGCAATTACAAACATTGTTCCGTCTCCGCCGCCAGTACTTGAAATAC